AACCATACTGAGGTGCGTGCATAATGCCAACAGAGATAATCCCAAATCCTGATTGGGGCAGACCCTCACCTAGTATTGAAGATGACGATGTCTATGAGTTTGAAGAAGAAGATGATGACTTTGATGAGGACGATTAAAGAGAGAGTTAGTTAGTAATAACTAAGCCCCGCAGTTTAAGGACTACCGAGAGTAGCCAACTGCGGGGCTTTTTGTTTTTTAAAAAGAGGTGGGGCCTTAGCTACCCACTAACTAAGGCCCCTTTGGAGAGAGAGGTAATTGCGGTATTACCCTATCACACTATTTGTCAATTACTGAATTAGCGACTCTATCTCGCATAAGCTTAAGTGAAGCAATCTTATCTGGTCTAAACCCAGACCAATGGACATTTCCACTTACCACTACTGGAGTGTATGAATACCCAAGAGACTTAACAAGTTCGTAGGCGTTCTCATCAGTACTCACGTCAACGGTAGAGTACGGAATACTATCCCTGTCAAGATACTTTTTAGTAGCGTCACAAGCAGGGCAATCTGGTTTTGTGTAAACAGTTACAGTCATCATTTATTCTCCTTCTTAATAAAGCTTATCTCACAGGCGTCTGTGGTGCAATAAGCTTCTCCGATTGCATCGGCGGCCAGGCCAGCATAGACGCCAGCAAAATCAATTGGCATTAACTTAAATACATACTCCTCATAATCCTGTTTTGTTATTTGAGTATAAGGCATTTGTGGGTAAATAGTATTTCCCATAGGAAGGAAGGAGACTGTCTTCAGCTGGCCATCAAACATGTGCAGCACAGTTCCTACATGCTCTCCCTCGGTCTCTTGATTGAACGAAACTGTAACTGAAACTGAGTTATCGCTCCAATGGCGTTGAGCCATAGAAGCCAACGACATCTTCTCAAAGATAGTTACATCTTTCTCAGACCTTTTAGCCATAGACTCTACTGGGAAGAACACAACAGAAGTAGTGTTGGGAGATTCACTTGCTGGCTCAACAGTATAGTTAGCCATAGTGAATAGGGGAAGCATTGGGTCTTCATTACTAAACCTGATTGCTCTTAAGAAGTATTGACCGCCTGGAGTCCAATGAACTCCTGGAGATTCTCCAGCCAAGATTGACACAGTTCCCGAAGGCTTTACTGTTGTCATCTTAATTGATTCACGGATACCAAGCCACTCTGAGTAAAGCTTGTCATACCCTTGAATAACTGAATAGCCTGTATCCATCCATTCACGAAGGACAGGCACACCTTTTCTGTCAGCAAAGTTAGCGATACCAGAGATAGAAGTTCCTATACGACGGTTACGTTGCATGATTGCGTTGGTTTCTTCCCAATGAGTTGGGAGAAGCGTAACAGTCTTGGCGTATAGATAGGCAAACTTAAGAGTTCTCTTAAAATCTTCAAGACTGTCATGTCTATTTAAATACGTTTCTACAAGTGTGCAACACTCAAATGATTCTAGAGACTGTTCAGCACAAGGATTGTAACCAGCGGCTCGCCAGTCTTTATTGTTAGGTGGGTCAATAAGGCGACCATACTTGCGAGTTACGTCCATCCAAATAACTCCAGGCTCTCCGTTTAACCTAATGCCATCAACAATTTTAGACAAGTCATCGCCAACGCCTACCTCTACAGAGTTGTTGGACATCCAAGCCCACCCTGGATTCTTAGGGTCATAGGAGTTACGCTCTGGAAATACCTCAGCGTTCTTAAGATTCAAGAAGTCCTCGTCATCAACCTTACCAAGCAAGAGCTCAGCTGAGCGGCGTACGTTGCCCGACACAACGCAAACTCCTATTAAATTTCCTATATCAGCAATATCAATTCGGGTTAAAGTATTTCCTTCTCTGCTATTAAACAGTTTATTAATAGACTCGTGAAGTCTCTTCAGCGGCCCCGGCCCAGCAGCTGTACCTCCAAATGTTTTAATGGGTTCCCCAGCTAATCTAATTTGCGAATAATCGAATTTAGGCATTGGTTGTTCAGGTTTTAAATATGAGTTTAGTAATTGGCTTAGTGAATCAACCCAACCTTCTCTGGTATCTGCAATCACTGTCTCAGCATCTGAAGGTAGTGGCTTGTAAATGGTAAACTCTTTATCTGCACCTTTGCTATCGAATCCCACTCCCACACCTAGCATGCTGGCTTCCATTAAAAATGCAAATGGTTTTGCTGGGTTCAACTTAGTCATTTCGCTTGTTGATACAAATGCACAGTTCTGCAAGGCTGCACTGTTCTTTTGTTCGTTAACTACTGGTGTGCCCATCATCCACAGACCTCGGCCTGGGGGTGTCCACTTAAAATTAAACAATCGGTCAAAGGCTTCTTTAGCAGAGGCTTGTGCCTTTGAATCGTTCCAAGGAAGTCGGCTAGACTTGCAGTGGTCCTTCTGTAAGGAATACATGCCGTTGACTATGCGCTCGCATACATCAGACCAAGTCTCTTTGGTTCCATCTTCTTTTAATCTAGAATAAGTTCGAAGGAAAGTTACCTCTCCTACCGAGTTACCTGCCGCATCTTTATAACCCCAAGGGACTGGCTTTGCTCGGTATCCGTCTACGAACTCGTTTGCTAATTTAAAAGAAAATGCCATTTCAATTCCTATTCTCGTATGTGTGTTGTGAATACAAAACCCCTGTGTGTGAGTTAGGGGGAGTGTCTTAGTCTACCTTTTTGGGAAAACTAAAACTGGTTCAGTTGGTTGTGCTTCTTCGTTCTTCTTCGTTTATAGCCATATCTAGAGCTAACCAATAGCCAGCTCCATCAATACGATTATCTTGTTTAGACTTATAAGACTCTCTAGCAAGTTTAACGCCGTCCATACAAAGTGCGACTTGTCTGTAGGTCACTTCGTATCCTAGTATCGCTGACCATATCTTTGCAATACGAGTGAAGTTATCTAAGGGGTGGTCGTACGCATTATTTCTATCTCCAGTAACTAATCTAGTTGCCTCATCTAGTATGTTTTTAGGACTACCCTGTTCCATATTGTTTTGGTCGTTCATAGTTACTACGAGTTCTCCTTGTCTGTGTCCGTAATCTGCTTAATAATCTCGTTAGTTTTGCTTTCGTTTAATCCTTCATTTGGTAATTCTCGAAGGGTTTGAGCCCTGTCTCCGAAGATAGCAGATAGTACTCCACCAGCTCCTTGACGCTCTACAGTCATACGAATAAACTCTCGTGAGTCGTCCAAATCTTTAATAGTTTTTAACATTTTAAAGAATCTGTCCATCTCTTGTCCGACGTTTGGGTCGGGGTATCCGCCGTTCAAATCTTCGCTAAACTTAGCGAAAGCCACTCTTTGGCCCTGCATTTCAAGTAAAGCGTTAATCAAAGACTTCAACTGTTCTTTAGTTTTAACCTCTACTGGTAGGTTAAAAGCACAAGTGTTTTGTGGTTTAAAAGCAGGGCAGTTAGCGGCAACAAAGCACGTATCGCATACCCGCAAACTAGTGCTGTTGGACCTTAATGTGGTGACATCTTTAATAACCATGTTGCCATCATCATCGGGTTCAAGTACTCTCTGAACCTCTACTCCAAGCACGGGTAAAACACCCATTTCTTCTGGTTTACGTTGTTCAAGTTTCCGCATACCAACCCCCCTCGGAGTAACTTCAGCAGGGGGTGTTTCCGCATTTTGTTGGGGTACTAGTTCATCACTCATAGTTACTACGTTCTCTCCTAATCGACGATGCCAATCCTCGTATTGTTGGTAAGACCAAACAGCAAGCTTTGATATTTCTACTGCGTCGTCTGCCAGTATCTTATCGAAATCTAGACCAGCCCGCTCGTATATGGACTTGTATCTAGGGCGTGATTGTTCTTTCATACGCTTAGGATAACGAAGCAGTTTTGTTCCATCCCAAACAATCGTTTCGCCCCTCATCATAGGAGATAGCCACGAAAGGGTGCTAGCAGTCTCTACAGGCACCTGTCGCAGGTTATCTGGCTTGGCGCTAGCCAAAGCATGGAAAGTGGTTCCGTGTATGGTACTGAGTCGCCTAGTCTTTGCTGACAAACTAGTTTCATTTTCAATTAAATTTCCAGGCAGGGCTACGTTTAAATACCGAACTGCAAGGCTCTCTAAGTCCTCTCCATGCCATACAGGCCAGAACTTTTCCTCTGGCACATCGGACCAACTGGTAACTCGCTGCTCGTCTATGAACAACTGGGTAAGCTGTGGGTGGTCTACCTCAGTAAACCCCTCAATCCTGTCTAAGTTCTCAGCTACAAACGCTTCGTAATCAGCTGCAAAGTCAGCTAACTCAGCTTGAAGGAAATCTCGTTTAAATGGTATTCCAGCATTTAAAAAAAGCCTGACGTTGTCTGGAAAATAATTTTTTAGCTCGTATTTTATCGTTTTAGGCATGCCACGTCTTTGAAGGCCCCAGAAGCTGACTCCCATGCAGCTAGCTCCAGCTGCAGTCAAAATAGTTCTATTGCTAGGAACCTCTGCACCTAAATAAACTATGTTCATATACGTGGGTCCTCGGCAATAAGCTGAACCTGTCTATCTAGCTCGCCTTGAATGTCTTCCCAACTACGTCGTCCTTCACGCCCATCTGGTCTAAACTTGTGACTTAAGTACTTAGGGTGTAGAAATAGAAATACTCTTATTCCGTTTTCTATACATAATTTAGCCAATTCTAAATCAGAGGTAATTACTAAAAATATAGGGCCTTGTGCTTGAAGTTTTTGGACTTTAGCAAAATCTTTTTTATCTGGTTCTACGCTTT